ACCGTCGATGCGGTGGCGGACGCCAGGATGCGCGGCGGATCGTTCGCGGCGGCGATGGGAACCTGAGCCATGACGATCTCCTACCCCATCACCCTCCCGACATCCGGCGGCTACGCGCGCGTCGAGCTTCGCATGTCGAACGTCGTCGGCATCTCGACGTCGCCGTTCACTTTCCAGCAGCAGCTGGTCCGACACCAGGGCGCGCGGTGGGAAGCGGACGTCACCGTCGCCGAGATGGAGCGTCCCGCCGCCGAGGAATGGATCGCCGCGCTGGCCTCGCTGCGCGGGGCCTGGGGCACGTTTCGACTTGCCGATCCAGGCGGCGCGACGCCGCGTGGCACATGGGCCGGAACGCCATTGGTCAAAGGCGCGGGTCAGACCGGCGAGACGCTGCTGGTCGATGGCTTCTCGGCGGGCGCGACGGTCAAGGCGGGCGACTATCTCCAGATCGGTGACCGGCTCTACAAGGTGCTGGTGGACGCCACCGAGAGCAGCGGCGAGATCACGCTCGATATCTGGCCGCGTCTGCGCGAGAGCCCGGCGGATAACGCCGTCGTGACGACGAGCGCCGCCAAGGGCTTGTTCCGCCTCGCGTCGAACACGCAGGGCTGGGCGCTACAGGGCTCGGGGCTGCGCTACACGCTCGCCTTCGGCGTGATCGAGGCGATCTGATGGCGCGCGATCTCACCGCATCCGTCATTACGCAGCTACAGGCCGCGTCCGTCGAGGTCGGCATCCTGTTCGAGGGCGAGTTCGCCTCGGGCTGGGTCCGGCTCTGGAGCGGCATCGGGAACCTGTCGTGGGACAGCAAAACATGGAACGGTGTCGGCACGCTGCTCGGCATCTCGGCCATCGATGAGACGAACGAGATCCGCGCCTCGGGCCTGACGGTGTCGCTGTCCGGCGTGCCATCCGATCTGCTCGCTGCCGCTCTCGGTGACGCGCGATCGGGGAAGACGGGCCGCGTCTATCTTGCGTTCTTCAGCGGCGGCTCGGTCGTCGCGGACCCGGTGCTACAGTTCGAGGGCCGTCTTGACGTCCCGGCCATCGAGGACGGCGAGGACACCGCCACCATCGCGATCTCCTACGAGAGCGAACTGATCGACCTGGAGCGCGCCCGCGAGCGCCGCTACACGCCCGAGGATCAGGCAATCGATTATCCCGGCGACCTAGGTTTCGCGTATGTTGCAAGCCTACAGGACGCGCAGATCACATGGGGCCGCTGATGATCGTTCGCCGCGAAGATTGGGCATCGAGGCTCGCCGCTGCGTTTGAGGATGCGCGCGACAAGCCATTCCAATGGGGCGTTCACGACTGCGGCTTGTTCGCCGGCGACTGCGTCCGTGCGATGACGGACACCGACCCCGTCGCGCTCTATCGCGGCCAGTACAGCGACGAGGAAGGCGCGCGCGCCGCCATGCTTGCGCTGTCCGGCGGCGGGCTACGCGCGGTGTGGACGCGCGCCCTTGGGCCAGCGATGAACAACATCCTCATGGCAAAGCGCGGCGACGTCGTGCTGGTCACCACCGACTACGGCGAGACCGAGGCCACAGGGATCGTCGCAGGAGCGCGCGTGGCGTGCCTTTCGCAGTCGGGCCTACTGATGATGCCTTCGCGCTGCATCGTCGCTGCCTGGGGCGTCTGATGGGCTTTATCGTCGCCCCTATCGTCGCGCTCGTCACCGGGGCATCGGTCAGCGCGGCGCTGGTGTCGGCAGCGGTTGGCCTCGTTGCCTCGATCACGCTATCGGCCATCGCCGGGTCGATTTTCCGCCCGAAGCAGCCGAAGTTCTCCGACCCCTTTGCCGGCGCTCAACGCACGCAGACTGTGCGCGAGCCGATCACGCCGTGGCGCGTGGTCTATGGTCAGGTGCGGACCGGCGGCGCGATCACCTTCTTGCACACCACCGACAGCAATTCCAAGCTGCACCTCATCATCACGCTCGCCGGTCACGAGGTCGAGGAGATCGGGGACATATACTTCGATGACGAGATCGTGCCGCTCGACGGCTCGGGCAACGCGACCGGCAAGTATGCCGGCTACGTGCGCGTCCAGAAGAAGCTCGGCACCGATGGGCAAACAGCCTTCGCGGACCTGATCACCGAAGCCAGCGACAAGTGGACCGCCGACCACCGGCAGCGTGGCCGCGCGTGCATCTATGTACGGCTGACGCACAATTCCGATCTCTTCGCGTCCGGCATCCCGAACATCACGGCGGTGGTCAAAGGCAAGAAGGTCTACGACCCTCGGACCAGCACGACCGCCTGGAGCGCCAACGCGGCGCTCTGCCTGGCCGACTACCTGACCGACTCGATACGCGGCCTAGGCGTGGACTACGCCACGCGCATCGATGAAGCCGATCTGATCGCCGCCGCGAATATCTGCGATGAGAACGTGACGCTGGCGGCGGGCGGCACCGAAGACAGGTACACCTGCAACGGCACGTTCGACACCTCGCAGCGCCCGCGTGACATCATCGCATCGATGACTGGCGCAATGGCTGGCCGCGCGTCGCTTGTCGGCGGGACATGGTCGATCTTCGCGGGCGCGTACACCGCGCCGACGATTACGCTGACCGAGGCCGATCTGCGCGGGCCGATCCGCGTTTCGTCGAGGCTGAGCCGCCGCGATCTCGCCAACGGCGTCAAAGGGACGTTCGTTTCGCCGGACAACAAATGGCAAGCCAGCGATTTCCCGCCGGTGACGAGCGCGACCTATGTCAGCGACGACGGCGGCGAGAAGCTTTGGCGCGATATCGATCTCCCATTCACGATCTCGGCGGCGACCGCGCAGCGCATCGCGCGCATCGAGCTACGCAAGGCGCGGCAGCAGATCAGCGTTCAGCTGGCGGCGAAGCTGACGGCGTATCGGCTGGTGCCTGGCGATGTCGTCGGCATCACCAATGCGCGCATGGGCTGGACCGCGAAGCCATTTGAGGTCACCGGTCTTCGCTTCGTCACCGATGGCGACGGTAGCCTCGGCGTCGATCTCGATCTGCGGGAGACCGCATCGACCGTCTACGATTGGACGGCGGGCACCGACGAGGAAGAAGTCGATCCCGCGCCGGACACCGATCTGCCGAACCCGTTTTCGGTCAGCGCGCCGACATCGCTGGTCCTGGCGAGCGGCGATGCCGAGATCCTCCAGCTGGCCGAAGGCTCGGTCATCTCGCGGATCAAGGCGACATGGACCGCGCCGAGCGATGCGCGCGTCGCGAACTACGAGCTAGCCTGGAAAAAATCCGTCGAGACCGACTGGGATAGCGTGTTGTCCTCGGCTTCCGTCTCGGTCGGCTACGTCGCGCCGGTCGAGGACGGTACGGCCTATGACGTTCGCGTCCGATCGATCTCGGGCCTCGGCGTGGTGTCGGGCTGGGTCGCCGTCACCGGCCATGTTGTCGAGGGCAAGAGCGCGCCGCCGCCTCGCCCCGACACGTTTCAAGTCGCCAGGATTGCGGACGGAACGCGGCGCTTCACCTGGAGCCTCGCGAGCCTTCCGGCGGATGTGCGGTCAGGCGGTGGCTATCGCATTCGCTACAAGACGAGCAGCACGACCGACTGGTCGAGCATGACGGCGCTGCATGAAGGTCTGCTCATCTCATCGCCGTACGAGACGGCGGATCTGGCCTCGGGGACGTACTGGTTCGCGATCAAGACGGTGGACAGCAGCGGGAACGAAAGCACCGACGCGCGCTTCATCTCGTCCGCCGTGCTCGGCGACCCGCCGCTGCGCGATGTGCTGCTCCAACGGATCGAGCAGTCGTTGACATGGCCGGGGACGAAGACCAGCTGCTTCCTCGACACCGACAACGCGCTCCATGCTACGTCATCACAGAACTGGTCGAACCTCCCGAGCGCCTGGTCGAGCTTGCCTTCGACCTGGGACAACATCCTCAACAACAACAGCCCGATCCGTTACGAGACGCCGATCCTCGATCTCGGGGCCGATGTGACGTTCACGCCGCTAGTGACGGCGACGGCGAACGGCACGGTGACCCTGGAGATGAAAACGGGCACGACCGCCGACGGCACCGTCACCGGCTCCTGGGTCGCGCTGGCGCTGGTCGAGGGCAAGCGCTACGTCCAGATCCGCGCGAGCGTCTCAGACACGACGCCGGTCCTGTCGGGCCTGACGACCATCATCTCGTCCAGCAGCTACACCGACACTTACGAGGACGTCAACACGGCGACTGAGACGGCGTCGTGGTTCAGCAGCGTGGCGGCGGGTCATTTCAAGATCGGTGCGAGGGGCCAGCTGGCGGCGATTTCGACCGCCCGTATCCTGGCCTTGCAGAACGTCGGCGCGGGCTGGTCGTGGGAGTTGATCAGCAAGACGCAGACAGTAAACAGCGAGCCAGCGGCTGAATTCAAAGTGTATAATTCCTCTGGTACATTGAGCAATGCTACAATCGATGTAGAGCTGAGAGGACCACAGGCATGACGCTACCGACGAACGCCTCAAAAGCGAACCTCGACAGCGCGACGGACGATCCGAAGCTCGCGCGTCCTGACCTCGCGGACCTGGTGGACAAGTTCAACGATCTGTTGACCCACCTCAATCTCAGCACGATCACCAGCGGTCCCGCGTCGATACCGCTCTCGGTGGCGAACGGTGGCACGGGCGCAGCGACAGCCGCAGCAGCGCGCACCAATCTCGGCGTCGAGGATGCGACCGAGACTGCCGCCGGTCGCATCGAGATCGCGACGCAGACAGAGAGCAACAACGGCACCGATGACACGCGCGCGCTGACGCCGCTGAAGTTGGCGAGCATCTCGCCGGCCAGCGTGACCTTCGCAGCGAGCGATCAAGTGTTGATCCTTGATGCGAGCGACAGCAACAAGTTGAAGCGCGCGACGATCACCAGCGGCAAGGTGCTGCAAGTCGTCAACACGCAAACCGGCGCGATGTCCACGACAACCACGACGATCCCGTGGGATGACACGATCCCGCAGAACACCGAAGGCGCGGAGTTCATGACGGCGACGATCACGCCGGGCAACACGAACAACAAGCTCCGCATCGATGTGGTTTTCAACGCCGCGTCATCGAACGGTGAAATCACCGTTGCGCTCTTTCAGGACAGTACCTCCAGCGCGCTCGCCGCCGTCGGGCGCGACACGATCAACACATCAGGCGCGATGCACTCAATCTGCATGACCCACTACATGACCGCCGGCACGACCAGCGCGACGACATTCAAGGTGCGCGGCGGCGTGAACGCGGGCACACTGACATTCAACGGTGAGGTCGGCGCGCGGCTGTTCGGCGGCGTGTGCGCGTCCTCGATCACCGTAACCGAGATCGCAGCATGAGCGATCATATCGACCCGCGCGACTTCGGTCGCCTTGAGGCCGAGGTCGCGACGCTCACGAAGACCGTCGAGGCGATGGCCGCAGACCTCAAGGCCGTGCGAAGCGCGCTCGACGCAGCGGGCGGCGGCTGGCGGGTGCTGATCGCTGTTGGCGCGGCATCCGGCGCAGTGACGGCGCTCCTGGTCAAGCTCCTACCATTCTTGCCGCTGCGCTGATGCCGACACCGCCGATCTCGCGGGCCGAGGCCCACCGCCGCATCGACGCTATCGAGCAGGCGCTGCGCGAGGGCGGCACCCCAATGGGCGTTATGTCGAGGCCAGGGACTCGGTCCGCCGCGCGTATCGCGTGGGACCGGCTCGGTCTGCGGCAGAGCGTGGACAGGGCGTCGGTGGAAAAGATCGAGGCCGCAGCAGGTCGGCAGATCGACTGGTCTCTGTCGCCGGACGACCGGATCGCCAGCGATGCGCCGCCGAAGCCGCGCTTTGATCCGCCGCAAATACCGGCAGACGATGTGCCGGTCGAGCAGCTGATCGAGCAACTGAGCGAGCGTTTCGAGCGCCGCGCCGAGAACGCAGCGGCGAAGCGGTGGATGCGCTACGAACTCCACGACGCCGGTCCGTATCTGCTGGCGTTTGTCGGCGATCCGCATCTGGACGACAACGGATGCAACTGGCCGCTGCTGCGGCGCGATGTGGACCTGATGCGGACGCCGCATGTGCATGGCGTGATGCTCGGCGATGTCACGAACAACTGGTCGGGCAAGCTCCAGCGGCTCTACGCTCACCAGGATGTGACGCGCGACCGCGCGTGGAAGCTGGCCGAGTGGTATTTCGCCACCGTGCCGTGGCTGCTGCTGCTCAAGGGCAATCACGATATCTGGAGCCAGTCGCACGGCCAGGGCGATCCGCTCGATTGGATGGCGCGCGGCGCTGCTGGCCTTGAGGACTGGTCGGCGCGATTTGAGGTCGCAGCGGGCGAGCATGTCGTGCGGATCTGGGCCTCGCACGATTTCAAGGGCCAGTCGATGTACAACCCGCTGCATGGGCCTATGCGCGCGCACCGCTTCTCGGCGGGCGAAGCCGACATCCTGGCGGCGGGCCATCAGCACCACTGGGAAATCTTCAGCGGCGAGGATGCGGACAAGGGAAGCAAGCCCCACTGGCTGATCCGCGCGCGGGGCTACAAGTACCTCGACCCTCATGCCGATCGGCATCAATACCCGCAGCAGCAGCACGGCGCGACCATCGCCGTCGTCGTAGACCCGTCGCGCGACGGACCGGCGGCGATCCAGTGCTATGCCGATCTCGCGGAGGCGGTCGAGATACTCGGATACAAGCGCGCGCGGTGGGAGGCAGCAGCATGCCACGACGCAAAGCCGGATACGACGACCCCGAGTGGGCCGAAGCCGCCGCGCACACGGGCGAGATGATGCAGGGCTCCATCCATGAGCTACGATCCGCAGACCCGCCAGGACGCCCCTACGAGCCAAAGCGCGGGCCGCTCGGCTTCTGTATCGACCCGCTCGCTTACCGCTCCAGTGGTCGCCGTCGTCGCGTGGCTTCGCGTCGGCGAACCGATCCCTGATGGATGGCGCGTCGCCGCGCAGCGTGCGACGCATCATCATCGATATGCGTTCCTCATAGAACAGGTCCAGTCATGATCGCAGCCCTCCTTCCTGCCTTGGTCCCAATCCTCGGCAAAGCCCTCGGCAACCTCATTCCCGACGCCACCGCCCGAGCCCAGGCCGAGGCCGAGATCGCGAAGCAGCTGCTCGCGTCCAGCGCGGAACTTGAGCGCGCGGCGGGCGAGATTGTGCTGGCCGAGGCGCGCAGCGAGCATTTCCTGGCCGCGTGCTGGCGTCCGATCCTCATGCTGACATTCGGCGCGTTGATCGTGGCGCGGTGGCTCGGCTACAGCGCGCCGGGCATCTCGGAGGCCGAGGTGTTGAAGCTCTGGGACATCGTGCAGCTTGGCCTCGGCGGCTACGTCATCGGCCGATCCGCCGAGAAGATCGCGCCGCAGATCGTCGCGGCGCTGAAGAAATGAGCCTCACCGCGCGCGATCGGAAACGCCTAGAGGGCGTTCACCCTGACCTCGTCCGTGTGGTCGAGCGTGCGTCGCTCGGCAAGGTGCGCTTCATCGTCACCGAGGGCATGCGAACGATGGAGCGCCAGGCGCAGCTAGCGCGTGAGGGCAGATCGCAGACCATGCGCTCGCGGCACCTCACCGGCCACGCGGTCGATCTCGCGGTGCTGGACGAAGCGGGCAAGGCGCGCTGGGACGCGCCCGCGTATCGCACGCTCGCCGCCGAGGTGAAGGCGGCGGCGGCGGTGGAGGGCGTGCAGATTGAGTGGGGCGGGGATTGGCGCAGCTTCTTCGACGGGCCGCATTTCCAGCTGCCGTGGGCGAGCTATCCGGCCTGATCGACGGCGGCGATCCGCTCCCCGATCCACCGCATGACCGGCACGGCCATGCTGTTGCCTAGCGCCTTGTAGCGCGGCCCATCGGGGCACTCGCTCGCGGGCTTTCCGCGCCAGGGGATCGCGGTGTACCCATCCGGGAAGCCTTGCAGGCGCTCGCACTCCACGGGCGTCAGGCGGCGGACTTGCATGGCGTGCTGAACGCCGGGGGGGTTGCCGCTAGAGCCGCCGCTGCCGACCTTTACTGATGGACTGCACTCTGTAAGACACGGGAAGTCTTGGCCTGCTGTCGGATAGAAGCCTGTCGCCACCGCCACACTGTGCCCGTCCGTGTCGAGCGGGCCGGTGCGGTCGCCGTACTGGATGACGTCCGACTGGCGCGCGTCGAAGGCGTGGGCGACCGGCACCATGACGGATGGGCCAGACCCGGTCGTCGTGGCGCCGCCAGTCGACAGCGTGGCCGCAACATCGCCAGTGAGCGCGCCGTTGTAGTGGTCGACTGCCACCGGCACCAGCGGCGTCCCGCGCCCCGTGCCGTCCTCCGAGGCGTCGAAGCCCTCGCCGCGCGGGGAGTGGGCGACGAAGGTCTCGCTCTCAAAGTCAAGACGCCCATGCGGCCCGCCATGCGCGTTGCACGCCGTAGCAACGTCGATCGGCCCCGCCGTGTTGTTGCCGCCATAGGCCGCGATCAGCGCCCCATCTAGCTCTGCGTCGGCGCCGAGACCGCCACCGCCTTGAGTGCGCGCCGCAAGGCAGGGGGCAGCTCTTTGCCCCGCCTCTCGGCGCGGCGCAGGATGCCCGCACATGCTCGCGCGCTCAAATAGAACCGCTGCGGCACGACGCCAGTCTCCAAGGTGTCCGACAACGAACACACGGCGGCGTCGCTGGGCCACTCCGAAATACTGAGCGTCCAAAACTCGATAGGCGAACCCATACCCGAGTTCGACCAATCCCCCGAGTATGGAACCAAAGTCCCGTCCGCCTCCCGACGACAAGACGCCGGGAACGTTCTCCCACACCAGCCATCGGGGGCGTGCTCGGTCAGCAAGGCGAAGAAACTCAAGGGCCAGGTTGCCACGGTCGTCTGCCAGTCCCGCTCGGAGCCCGGCGACGCTGAACGATTGGCAGGGGGTTCCTCCGACAAGAAGGTCAATTGGGCCATACTCGTCTCCTCTGATGGTCGTGAAGTCGCCGTGACACGGCACGGTCGGATAGTGATGGGCGAGGACCGCGCGGGGGAACGGGTCGATCTCGCTGGTGAACGCCGCAGTCCATCCCAGCCCATGCCATGCCGCGCTCGCGGCCTCGATGCCCGAGCAGACAGATCCGTACCTCATGAATACCCACTCCTCTCCCGCGCCTCGATCTCCATCGGATGCCGCCAGTATCCGTAGCGCGTCAGCCACCACAGATAGCGCACCGCGAACCCCCACGGGCCGTACCGCTCGATCTGCTCCAGGTGGACCTCCTCATGCGCGACGAGCCCGTGGTCCGGTGGCCACGTCGCGTAATACGCGATGCGCCAGGGCATTGTGATCGCCGCGTAGCCGGTGGCACGCAGCCACCAGCGGATGACGAGCGGGGCGGGGCGGTGTGTCATGGGGTGGCCTCCAGCGCGGCGCGGGCTTTACGCTCTGCGATTTCGTCGATAGCCCTTTCCTCAGCCCGATCCCAACTGACCCCCTGGCCCATGTATCTTCGGATCAGCTCCAACACCTCGACGCGAGCGCGGAGGCGCTCGATCTCGGCGTGCGCCGCCGCTGCCTCGGCGCAATGCTGCGTCAGCCCCTGATTTCGGGCGCAGCCACCGGCGCGCAAACGCTTGATCTCATTCCTGGCGTCGATCAGGAGCGCGAGATCGATGTTCCTCGCGCGCCAGACCAGCGGATGCGAATAGACCTCGTCAGACGGTATCAAGCTGTCGATGCGCGAGACGACGTCGTCCGGCTGGACGAGTGGCTGGCCGTAGGTGGTGGGGTTGGTCATCGTCCATCCTCCGCTTCCACCACCGCCAGCCCCGCGCGCCGCACGGTCTCGAGGCTGTCCTTCCAGCGCTCGATGGCGTGGCGACGGAAATGCTCCGTCACCCTGCCCCAGAACTCCTCGCCTACATCCGCCCGCGCGAGGCGGGCGGCGAGGGTGTGTGTGTCGGTAATCATCGTTTTGTCCTCCATGATTGTGCCTGCCTTGCCTCGCCCAGCCACGCCGGGACGCGCCTGGCCGCGCCTTGCCTGCCTTGCCCGACCGTGCCCCGCCTTGCCTCACCGAGCCGTGCCGCGCCCTGCCTGCCTTGCCGGGCCGGGCCGGGCCTTGCCGAGACTTGCCTAGCCTGCCCTGCCGTGCCTGGACCGGCCACGCCATGCCCAGCCTGCCTTGCCACGCCGTGCCTTGCCGCGCCGTGCCCTGCCTGCCTCGCCGAGCCTTGCCGCGACCGGCCACGTCGTGCCGAGCCGCGCCCTGCCTGCCGTGCCTTGCCGTGCCTTGCCGTGTCGTGCCGCGCCCAGCCTGCCCTGCCGCGCCCAGCCTCGCCATGCCACGCCGTGCCTCGCCATGCCTGCCTCGCCTCACCGGGCCCTGCCGCGCCGAGCCTGGCCAGACCATGCCACGCCCGGCCTGCCTTACCCAGCGTTCTTCCTCCTGCGCTCGTTCCGCTCGATGAACCGAGCGATGCTCGCCCGCAGGTCGTCGCTGGCCTCCAGCGCATCGGCGTATCGCTCCAGTCGGGACTGAACCGACCGGAGATCGACCAGCAGATGTGCCAGCACCGCGTCGCCGGCCAGCCTCGACTGCTGAACCACCGCGACGGTGATGTATTCCCGCGACCCGCGCTCGACGTTCAGATATGCGCGGATCGGGACGGCCTCGGGGCGCGCATCATCGATCCGCACCACGACGCGGCGGATCAAGCTGCGGGCCTCCAGCAGCCGGAACTGCTCGGCGGCTTCGCTGTCGTCCCAGGTGAACATGTCGTGCAGCGCCGACTTGACGCTGCGCGCCTGCTTTACGACGGCTTCGGGAGTGAGCTTGCCGCCGTGCTTGGCGGCAAGATCCTCCATCTCACGCTCCCAGCGGGGCTTCACGAAACCACCTCGAACGTGCCCCAGCCCAGTCCGTAGCTCTCGCGGCTGAACGGTCGCCCCTCACCGATGCCGATCTGCATTCCCGCGCGAGACAGCAGGTTCGAGATGTCACCGATGCGGAATTGATCGCCGTCCCACCGAACCCGGAGTGCGGCTGACCAGCGGCGGAACATGGGCCGCGACCGCAGGTCGGTAACGCCGGTCTGGTTCCTGGTCGCGGCGACGTGCTGCTCGTATTCACCCACGATCCTCACCAGCGGCTGACCCGACACGATGTCGAGCCCGTCCGCCTCAACGAAGACCGACATCTTCGCCATCGTCATCTTGTAGTTCACAAGGCGGCAGGCGTCGATCATCGCCGCGCGCCAGGCCGACGCCGGAAAGCCGATGCTGCCGTCCTCCAGGCGGTGCAGCGCCGCTTCGCAATCGGCCGCGAAATCGCGCGCCTCGCGCTCCTTCTTTGACTTGGCCGTCGATCCGGCCTCATGCTTCGCGCGCATCGTCTGTCGCGCCTTTTCGCTGAACGCCGCCATGACGAGCGGCGCGGTCCCAACGATCTCGAAATGCGCGCGCTCGAATTTCGGCGCGGCAATCGTGACCAGTTCCTGTTTCGTGATCGCATTCATAGTCTAGTCCTCCGTTGCACCAGCGGCACAATGCCGCCAGCAGGTTAGATGCTTGCCAGAACCACCACCGTCCCCACGACCCCCGCCAACAGCAGGGCGATGGCGATCCAGTATCGCCGCGCCGTCGAGCGCGGCCTGGTCTCCTCGATCCAGCCAAACGCCAGGCCGGAACGGGCGATGTCGTCGTCGTTTTTCATCGTGCTTCTCCCTTCTGTTGC